CCCAAAGCAGCCATTTTTTTCGTAAGAGCCGGGAATTGCGCGATGCCTTGATCGCCGTACTCTTCAGTACCGTCGCTTTCCTCTAGCCCCTCGTCCTCAGATTCAGCTTCGTCTTCAGCTTCCGACCCGTAAACCTGCTCAATCTCATCATCATCCATGATGAACTGAGCAATGCCGCCTTCCGGGACCGACAACTCTTCTTTTCTAGCTGCTTGTGCCATTATCCCGCTCCACCCGTGATACCTTGCGGCGTGGTTACCATCACGATTGTACTTCTTGTTTCATTACCCGTCCACGGAGAACCACAGCGCGGACAAAGGCTTTCCGGAGAAGCCGAACTGATAATCTCCAGATGATCAACTGCGGCATTACAAGAAGAACAGCGCACATACGTGCGCCCGTTATCTCGAAAAACGCCTGTTTTTATTTGACTCATGTCGTCACCGTCACTGTGCCAACCGCACCACTGGCAGAAACGCCACGAGGATAAGGACGATTGGGAATTGAGATTCGTAGCGCCCCGCTTACTTGGAATACCCCGTTCGGGGCTAACCCGTAATCGTCGCTTTGCAGATTGGTCAACGTAAGACTGGTCGCGAGCCACGGGCCGGGGTTGTTGACCTGCTGCAAGAAAATCGAGAATGCCCGAACAAGCTCTGCTTGATACTGTGCGTTGTATTCCGGGGGGGCGTTCGGGAATAGAGGTACCGCAAGACCTCTACTCATCTTCGACCATCCTGCCGGACCTCTACCCGCGGCGAACCCAAGCGCCAGCCTACGCCAAGATCATCCGATGCAATCTTGAACGAGAAAGAGCGCCCTCGGAGCCGGATGTGTACTTGGTCGGTAAACTGTTCAACGGGAACGGTCGCGGACCGCGTGACGGCGCTCACTTTCGATTCGCTGTAATTTGCGCCGGGGAAATTCCTAACCTCCAGCGTCATGTCCACAGAAGGCGTGTCCGTGGTGGAGTTTTCAAACGTGATGTCAGGAATCAAACGGCTCAGGAGCACAAACTGATCCCCGTTCCCGAGCGACAAATCGCTGCTTTCCACATACGAATTAATGGAAACCGGCGGGTTAGCGCTACCATCGTCAAACCCAAACTCTTGGTAATACAGGTGCCCGTCAAGTGCCGCCGCGATAGGATAGGAGTTGATGCCCCGATCAATCCACGCCGCTCTTGGAAGCGTGCCGTAATACCACGCTTGTTCCTGATAGTTGTAAACAACGTAGCGGTCGTTATCCGAAGACGTTGACGATGGATAAAACCACCACACTTCCGCATTGGCGGCATTCAGCCCTGCTGTAACCTTCTCGCGCTGGGTAAGGTTAAAATCGTCAAAGACGTAGCTTCGGACAGAACACGGGAGCTTTTGTACCTGACCGGTATAGATGTAGAAGTCCGTTGCGCCCATCCAGAACACCATGTCGTCTACGGCGATAGCCGCAAGCGGACCAATGATCGTGATGTTCTGCGAGAGGATCTGGATGCCAAACGTGAACGGCGGCCCTAGATACTGCATGCCGTATACAGACACATCGGTAAACACAAGGATCTGCTGCCTTGTCTCTACCGCGGTGACAATCTCAGAACCCGTACCAAGCCTCAACTCACCCGCCGAATTGGTCGGCAACGATTGCCAAACCAGCGGGTTCTCTTGATCGGAAAAACGAATCAACAGCGGATCCTGAACCCCGATGTTCGTCTGCGAATCACAACCAAAAACGAGAACGTGCCGGTCGCGGTCTGAAGTCAGGATCTGTTTGGCAATCGTCGGCGTCGTAGAATCCGCCCCGGGCAATGCAGAAAACGCTACCGCACGGCTCAAAGGAGTCGCACTCGCCGACTTGTCCCAATAGAAAATCCCACCATCGCGGATGTTGATCAACAAGTCTTCCCCGAAGTTGTCGTGCGTCCAAATTCGTAGTTTGGCACCCACCGCAATCAAAGAAGAACTCGATCCCCACGTGCCACGGGACCAATAACCGGATCCCCAGCCCGTTCCCGCAACGGTCGTGTCGAGACCCACGCCCACTTGATAAGCGCCCACTACGGAGGCCCCACCATTACCGGTATCCGAGCTGTTAGCGACAACGGGGGTCGGCGTATACACGCCGTTTATCGTTATTTCGTTCAAGGTGGCAACCGCGCGCGCTATCACCTGATACGTGTTGGCGGTCAAAACCGCGCTGACCTGATATTCCTGATTCAGTACGGCGGCGGTAATCGTGCCCCCCAAGCTGACTGCGCCAGAAAACGTAACGAAGTCGTTGGTCTCGCACCCGTGCGCGTTGTCCGTCACCGTGAGCACAGAAGAGCCGTTGGTCGCGGAAAATGTGACAGCCCCCGCAGGCGTCGTCGCACGAATCGGGGTGATGTCGTTATATCCGCCGCCTTCGTTGATGTAATACTTCAGGTGGGTGCCCAGCCCCACATAGCTTGTGCCGTCTAACGCCACAAACGCATGAAGGGCTCGGCACGTCCCTAAAAAGCTCTGCCCAGAGAACTTCTCCCATCCGCCAATCTTTTCCGGTGTCCCAAAACGGAACCGGATCTTGTCGCAATCAAACCACCCACCTTCGTTAGTGTACGACGTGGTTTCGCGGTTTACCCCGGGCCTGAATTGCAACTTTTGTAGCGGCATAGCGTCAGTTCACTACCTGTGCAGAATCCCCAGCATCATCCTTCGGAGCAGCCAGCGCCGCAACAAGCATGTTTACGAACGCTTCACGGCCCACGGACAACTGGTCCACGTTGAACCGGGCGCTCTCCAGCTTACGATCAAGATCGCTGATATGGTTGACCATGAGCTGCTGCTCTTTCGTCATGTCTTCAAAAAAGAACTCTTTTTCGTTGACCATGATCGGGGTCTTTTCATTTTTTCCCATCATTAGTCTTCCTTTGTGTCGTCACTTTTCAGAAAGCGGCTGCGTCGTGACAATCCGCAACACGGCTACCCCTACCGAGATGAACAGCATGAGAGCCCCCGTTTTTTCAGGGCCAACAAGCTGCGTCACCACGTGTTGGGATTCTTCAAGAACGCCTGCAACGGCGATGAACGTAGCAAACCACATGGTCTTTGATTTTAAGTATTTCATAACCACCTCGGAAAGAAAGGAGATTTAATGACAAATATTTCTATTTGTTTTTATTGTCATCAGCACCGGCTGTCTTGCCGAGAACAGCGTCTACAGAAGCCTTGTGCGCGGCTAACGCCGCTTCAACTGTAGCCGGATCTGGAAAGGGAATGGGGTCTTTATTCGGCTTGGGGTTAGGCTTACGTCGATTAGTATTGAGCACGTACACGGCAAAAACGACTGTAATAACGCCGATAGTCACATAAATAAACGCGTCCATAATAGCTCCTCTAAGTAAATACAAACCTTACACGTCCCGAGCTTCCAGCAGTTGCCCCGGTAGCGGGCCAAGTGCCTCCAGCGCCGCCCGCTCCAGCAGTTGCGCCGCCGTCTCCAGAACGCGCTGCGCCACCAGCCCCTCCCGCGCCAGCCGCTTGAGCACTTCCATTAGCGCCTGTAGTGTTAGTGACGTTACCTCCAGTAGGCGTCACCCCTACGCCGCCAGCCCCAATACTAACGCCGGTACCGCCGCCTCCCGCAGTCCCGCTGAGCATGTCGGTCATAGCGTACGTGCCGGTAGCGCCCGCAGTAGACTGCCCGCCCGCCGAACCATTGTTACCACTAACACCCCCGTTCCCGCCAGCTCCTACTACATAACCGACCGTCTGCCCTGCGTTAGATGTTACGGTAAAACTACTTTTAGCATATCCGCCTGAAGCTCCTCCCCCGCCGCCTAAAAAAGTACCGGAACCATAATCTCCACCACCGCCGCCGCCTCCCCAGACCTCAACGACCATTGTGGTAGCGCCTCCGGGAATGGTTACTGTTCCGGAGCCTGAAGTAAAATCATTGGTTACTGGAAAAAGAATGTAACCAAGTGTCCTAGCGGCAAACGTCATGCCTTAAAGTCCTTCGCAAGCGTTGCATACCACGAGGTGGTCGCAGAACGATACGTGGCTACAAGCAGGTCTTCCGCATTTGGGGCGGTACTAAGAACCCCGTCCACGCCCCCGGGCCATTTGAAGGAGGTAGGCCACACCATTGTTCGAGATCCAACGGAATCCTGCGTTATAAACCAATTTATGGTTTGGCCGTTCCCCGGGTTGGTTATGCTGGGAGCCGTAGTCACGCTACCAGTAAGGGTCGTAACAAAAACGTTAGATAACGTGCAGTCCACCGTCATAGCGGTTGCGCTGAAAGTCACTGCCGCAAGAGACGTAAGTGCCCCTCCACCCACAACTAATTTATTACCTGGATTACTTGCGCCAATACCCACATTTCCAGAGCTAAGGATAGTAACGGCTGTGTCCCCGGAGGCTATTCCACCTGCGCGGAATTGAAGATTCCCGCTATCTCCCGCAATGCCTGAAAGTGTTGTTCCAGACCCGTCAAAACTGATAAACGGGTAAGTTCCAGAAGTTGCCGTAATAGCAATTGCTGCAGTAGCGGTGCTGGCTTGTGTTACCGCTAGTGACGAAGAGGTTAGCGTCGTCGCGGTAACCGCTGCCGCCGTCGTACCGCCTATCTCGGTTCCATTAATACTTCCACCCGTGATCGCGACCCCGCTCGAAGATTGCGTGGAAATCGATCCAAGGCCCAACGAAACTCTAGCATTTGCAGCATCGGTAGAGCCTGTCCCACCGTTTGCAACGGCCACCGTTCCCGTGACGTTACCCGCAGTGCCACTGACGGATCCGGAAATGGTGCTGCTAAACGTTTTCACGCCTGCAATAGTCTGGGCTCCAGTCGTATAAACACCGTTGGTTACCGTTGCCGCATTCCCATCAATCGATCCGGAAATGGTGCTACTGAACGTTTTCACGCCCGCTATAGACTGCGCCCCCGTCGTGTAAACGCCGTTGGTTACCGTTCCAGCATTCCCCGAAATAGAAATACCCCACGTCCCTGTCGCGTCCCCTCCCGTTCGAGTAGGGACGTTCAACGCAGTTCGGGCGGCGGCAACATCGGTAGAACCTGTGCCCCCATTGGCTACCGCTACCGTACCCGTGACGTTAGCTGCAGTACCCGTGACGGATCCGGAAATGGTGTTGCTGAACGTCTTCGTCCCGCCAATCGTCTGGTTACCCGTGGTGTAAACACCGTTAGTTACTGTTCCCGCGTTACCGTTAATCGATCCGGAAATGGTGCTACTGAACGTCTTTGTACCGCCAATCGTCTGGTCGCCGGTCGTGTAAACACCGTTGGTTACCGTTGCAGCATTTCCAGTAATAGAAATGCCCCACGTCCCCGAAGCATCTCCTCCTGCGCGAGTGGGAACATCAAACGCCGTTCGAGCGTCTGCCGCAGTAACCGCCCCCGTTCCACCCGCCGCTATCGCAACCGTCCCGCCAAGCGTAAACGTTCCGGTAGTGGTTATTGGATTTGTTCCAGAAACTGTGAGCCCCGTGCTACCTGTCGAAAATCCGACACTGGTGACCGTCCCACTTCCACCGCCGCCACCGGTAGCGGCAATGGTGATCGCACCGTTGGCGTTCGTAATCGTGACGTTCGTCCCAGCCGTCAGGGTAGCCTTCGTCAAACCACCCGTTAGCGTGTTTCCAATAAGCAACTGGCCATCGGTATACGAGGTTTGCCCAGTCCCACCATTGGCCACCGCCACCGTTCCGGTGACGTTGGATGCCGTACCACTGACGGATCCGGAAATGGTGTTGCTGAACGTCTTCGTTCCGCCAATCGTTTGGTTACCCGTCGTGTAAACGCCGTTGGTCACCGTTCCGGCGTTGCCGTCTATAGACCCGGAGATCGTGCTGCTGAACGTTTTGACGCCGGCAATCGTTTGATTACCTGTCGTGTAAACGCCGTTGGTTACCGTTGCCGCATTCCCATCAATCGATCCAGAGATCGTGCTGCTGAACGTTTTCGTGCCACCAATCGTTTGGTTTCCCGTTAGATAAACACCATTGGTTACCGTCGCGGCATTGCCGCTAATTGATCCAGAAATGGTGTTGCTAAAGGTCTTGGTTCCGGCAATGATCTGATCACCGGTTAGATAAACCCCGTTCGTTACCGTTGCCGCATTCCCATCAATCGACCCGGAAATAGTGCTGCTAAACGTTTTTACGCCCGCAATAGTCTGGGCTCCAGTCGTATAAACGCCGTTGGTCACCGTCGCGGCATTTCCAGTAATGGAAATGCCCCATGTTCCGGACGCATCTCCACCCGTTCGTGTGGGAACATTAAGGGCGGTTCGTGCGGCAGCGTCCGTCGTGGCTCCCGTTCCGCCGTTAGCTATTGCCACCGTACCCGTAACGTTAGCGGCGGTCCCCGACACGTTACCTGTTACGTTGCCGGTGAGGTTTCCTGTCACGTTTCCGGTGACCGCGCCGGTAAGCGGACCCGATACACCGGCAGTAGCCGTAATCAGACCCGTAACAGTAAGTGTTCCCGGAATGGAAACCACGCCCGTGGAATTAATCGTCAATCGCGAAGAACCCGCGGTAGACAACGCCACGTTGTCCGCAGCCGGAAAGAAAATACCGGTATTAGTATCCCCGGTGGGGATAATGGAAGGGCTGGCCGCCGTACCTGCGCTGACCGCAAACGCACTCGATGTGGTTAAAGAAGTAAACGAACCCGTAGAAGGAGACGACGCACCAATCGCGGTTCCATCAATCGTTCCGCCGTTGATGTCCGCGGTCGTCACCGTCAGCGTAGGCGTCATCAATTCCGTAACACGGAGCTTTTTGAACACGTCCGTTACGGTAGATCCGGTACCCACCCCGTCAAACCGCAAGACAACATCGAATCCCGCAGGGATCTCAAAGTCGTTGCTGGCGTTATAGGTGCCTTGGAAAACAAATACAGAACGGCTTCCGGGCAAGCTGTTTCGGAAAAAAACAATCTTTTCCGCATCGTTGGGGTCTAGCCGAACAAATACGTTTGCTCCCAAATCGCTTGCCGAGGTGAACTCAATCCACTTGTTTCGCCCGTCGGAAATCGCTCCGTTGTCGATAGCCAGAATATTTGGCGACCCCGAGGTTCCAGCAGACGTAAGCGTTAACGTCACCGACCCGTTAACGGCTTGATCGATAATGTCAAAGTTGGTGTTTGTCGTGGTACCCCAAGTACCCGATTGCTCGCCAGTCGCCGGTTTTTCAATCCCAAGGTTTACGGTATAAGTGCTTGGCATGTTCTACATTCCTACGCTGCAATTTCGTCCCATGTAGGACTTTGTGCGGGCGAAACTTCCGCCCACGTCGGCGCTTGACTGGGGTCAATTCCACTATAAACGGGATTCTGGACGGGAACAATGTTCCCATAAATTAGCACCCGACCCGCAAAACCCGTTGCACTAACGCCCGTTACGCTTACGTTGGCGACGGTACTTAACGATACGGCCCCGACGATTCCCGTTCCGGAAACGCCCGTAATAGACACAACTTTTGGCAACGAGACAACGACAGAACCAACGGCCCCCGTAGCAGAAACACCGGTAACCGGAACCAGTTCTTTTTCTGCAACAATCGCGGTTCCTACCTGCCCCGCTGCCGCAAGCCCTGTCGGGAAAACAACCGCTTTTCCAATTACGTCAACCGAGCCAACCGCGCTCGTTCCGACGACCCCCGTAACCGGGACGTTGGCACGTCCGACTACCGTTAGAGATCCGACCGACCCTGTAGCGGATACTCCCGTAACGAGAACATTCGTTTGAACGCTAGTCTGTACTGTTACGGATCCGATATTCCCAGAGGCCGCAACACCCGTGACCGGTACATTAGCAACAGTCTGAAGAGAAACGTCTCCGACTTGCCCCGTGCCAAAAACACCCGTGACCGGGACATTGGTCCCCGTCGAAATATTCACGGTCACCGAGCCCACGGCACCCGTGGCCGCGACCCCCGTCACCGAAACATTCGCAACCGTCTGTACCGTTCCCGATCCAACCTGTCCCGTAGCAAAGACGCCCGTAACTGGGACATTGGTTTGAGACGCCGTATCTACGGTGACCGAGCCAACTTGTCCTGTAGCTTCGACTCCCGTGACGGCGACATTGCATGCCGGTTGGACTGTAACCGATCCAACTTGACCTGTAGCAGAAACGCCCGTGACCGGGACATTACATACCGGTTGGACTGTAACCGATCCAACTTGACCTGTAGCAGAAACGCCCGTAACCGAAACAGACGTACCGGTCCCAGAAGAAACCAGCAGCGGTTGACGTATGCGTAGCATTTAATTAATAGCTTTAGCTATATCAGAAAGCAAAGTAGAAACAAGATCATCGTAAAGCGCAAGCGCGGTAATAGCTTTGCCACCAGCAAAATAGTTGATTACGTTCGTACTATAGGTTGATCCGCTGCGTAAGATACGGAAACCGTCGGCGTTTCTTGCAACTGAGGTTTGCGAGTAATTTGTAGTGCTCTTGTTGTTTCTCCAGTCAAAGTTGCTTGAGTTGTTTCTTGAGACGCACGCGAAACCTGTTGTCCAAGTGCTAACAGTTATGTTTGCGGTGTTTCTTGATCTGACAAACCTATTGTGTGTTTGCGCTTGATCATAGACAGTTCCACCAAAGCCCCAGACGTTACTAGGAGTAACAGTATCCAAAGTCGTCAGATTAACGGCAATGTGATAGTCGTCTAATGCTTCAGAAGCAGCTTGATAAGCCCCAGTGCCGAGAAACTTGCTCGTACCGTCTCCTGTAAAACCATTGCGCCTGTCGTAGTCGGCTGCAACAAAGTTGGTATTGGTAAGAGAGTTAATTGGTCCTTTCAAAACAACAAGAGCCCCCGTAAGCGTCCTTGCGCCCGACATAATAGCAACCAATGATAGTTGGTCCCAAAGACCAGAGGCTTTGCAGTTAATCACAAAGTTATTAATAGCTACTTTGACACCTGACTCAAGCGAGGCATTATCAGAACGCTCAACTTTGCTGATGTAGCTCAAAGCATCAGGGTCAACCCGACCCTGTATTAGACTTTCATCAAAAAGAGTGACGCCACGGGGCATTAGCTTACGTCTTCATCGTAAGGTGTAATATAAATATCGTTATCCGCTGCGTTAAATGAAGTGCTGGCGTTATTAATAACACTTATGCGCAAAGAAAACGGGTAAAGCCTAACCATTGGGAAAATTACCACTTTAGCGCCACTAGCGTCATTTACAGAAGCCGTATAGACATCACCTGCAAATTTAGCCGTAGCTGTGTCTGTGCCATCACTCATATTAACCCTTAGACTGATATAAGCACCCGCAGCAGGGTCAAAAGTACCTAGCTTAACGGTTACAGCCCCATAAAGATTCTTGTTGGAACTATTGTCATAAGGAACTGGATCAGATTCACCATTTACGGCTAATCCGTCTAATTCGTTAGTTACAATACTACTGGATCTGCTTGATGGAGTAGCCCACTTTGCGACTGCCATTACGGCTTACCTCCTCGTGCGATACCCACAGATCGAGCATCAACAAAAGTGTTATTAAATTCAGCCCACGAGGGATACCGCTCAGTTCTAGACAGCGAAAAAAGCGTGTCGCGTTGCGCCGAAGTCAAAACGCCCGCCGTCACTAACGCGTCAAGTTGAGAGCGGGTAGAGGCAAGTCCGATGTCGAGCTTGCCGGTCTCTACCACCTGAAGCCCCCAGCGCATAACAGGGTCTGTAGAGGCTTTGATGGTATCAAGCAACGCAGCGCCCTCGGATGGCCCTAACGCGTCCATGATCGACCCCGGACCCGTGTTGGTGGTTTTCCACTCAACAATCACCGGCAAGGTTGGATCAGGGGTGTTGAGCTTGTCCGCCGCCTGCCAATCAGGGATACCCTGCATATCAGGTTCGGCAAGCCGCTCGGCCAGTGTCTGAGTCATGGGCTACCTCATCAAAATAATCCAGTCATCCTGTCTTTTTACGCAATGCGAATAATTGCGTTGCTTGCATCTGCCGTCGGGAACACAATCGTGAAATCTCCCGCGGTAGACGATTTATCGCTGCCAAAATCCAGCACAACTACGGTCGGATTGGTGACCGAGATAGAAGTTGTGTTCGGCGTCGTGTTATAGATCAACGCGCCACGCGCCGTGATCGTTGCGGTGGTGAAAGTCTCATCCGCAAAATCAGTAAAGGCGGTCGTACCCGTTGACGTGGGATCCACGTTCGACAGCGTTCCGCCTCCTGCGGTGTAGCCGGTGCCAGACACCTCGTTGGTCGCCGTGTAAGCCGTCGTAGACGCGTCAAAAGTTGCCGAGTTGGTGTACAGGGCAATTTTGAAAGTGTCTCCCGTTGACGCATCAAAATCGTGTACCCCGAACAACAGTTCCTTCTTGAACGACGTACACATGAAATTTCCAGTAAAAGCCATTTCACAATCTCCTAATCAGTTCAGCAAGATCCTTGTGCCCTGCGTCCGTCAGCGCATTGTAAACCGTTGTTCGATCACTTTTTATAGCCTCCCGCATGTAAAATTCCAAAACTTTAACTAATCGGCCACGAAAAGCGCGCGCTTGTGCTTGAATTGCGGGGGGCGCAGTATCGCTGATAGAAATAACCTTCTGAGCACACCGTTCCGCCACTTCTTCAGGAGTAAAACCACGATTGGTTGTGGTTTTTACATCAACCTTGAACACCGGGTTTATGCTCAACTCGGATGCTGGAAAACTCATTGTTTCGGCCTCAAAACCATGCCTGTGCGATACTCATCTGTGACTTCTTTCGCTTCCCCGAACAGTTTGAGCCCGGTGATAGCTTCGACAAACCTTTTCTCATACTGCTGCATGAGATCAGGCTCTCCCTTCATGTAAATATAAGCTTCGAGCAAGCTGCCATACAACATGGAGATTTCTGCGTTTTCACTTAGCCACGTGGTGGCCCCCTCAGCCCCCGCCGTCAAGCTGGCGGGGCGGTAAAAGTAATGCAATTCGACCGCAAAAGAACTGCTGGGAGTTGGCCCTAAAATGAAGTTGTTTACGTCAAAAACCGCGTAAAACCGAGGATTTCCAGTCACCGAAGCGTTGGGATTGAACGCTTGTACGAAGTCGGCGTCCTTGAAATCAAGGAAATTCTGGACATTGGACCCGTCGGTGAACGAAAGAGAGAAGGGAGCCAAAAAATCAGTCGGACAAGAAAGGTACTTGTTTGAAGCAGACATGCTTCCGCTTACGTTCTTGCGAAACAAGCTGAGCTGCACGTTTTTTAGGATGCGTTCTTCCGCCTGCCGGATGAAAATCGGCAAATTGTTGACGAAAGACGTTTCGTTGTTCTCGGTATAGTCCTGTATCGCCTGTTTTAGCTGACTATAGGTAAAACTCATGGCATCACCCTGCTCTACCCACTTGTCCAAACCCTTGTGGGGGCAACAAATTAGGACTTTCTACCAAAGGCACCCCGACAAAAACCAGTAACGGTTCCACCCGGTCAGGGCGAGCGTCTTTTAAGGCTTCCGGATCATCTACCTTTCTAAACGGGCCTAGCTGGGGATGCTTGGGCTCAAATTCGTCCGGTCCCACCAGCATTCCCGTCCACTCGCGCTTCATGACGCGGTAGGGATATCGTTGCCCAGAGCGATCTGATATTGCCCAAGACTTCTTCCCAGACGCGAACTTACCCATCACCCTATCCGGTAAGAATCAAAGCTGGGGGACACTTGGAAAGACGCACGATCTCGATCTTCCGTGGCCGCCCGGTCAAATTCCTCTTCGTAAACGGCTTTCAGCAGCTCCACCCGGTTAGGTGCGCGCTTCAATGCCAAATAATACGCCAGTCCCGCCGCCAAACAGGGGTAAAATCGGAATGGAAGGTCCATTGTGTTGGTGTAAATGTCTGCGTCATCCATGCGCGTGAGCGCATCGTACACGATGACATCCGTAGAGTTCTGCGGCACCGGCCAAAGCTTCAGATTTGGCGTCAATTGCCTATCCAAAAAGAACTGGTTCGGTCTACTTTGCTGTGTCTTGTTCGGGATGGTGAGATAGTCGTCTCGACTCAGCCTCTCCATCGAGTAATCTACGCCATTTCTTCGGCAAATCACCGACAAAACGTCGATAACGTCCGCGCCCAGCAGGTATTCCCCGTCCGCTTGCGTTACCGTGAAAGACCGTTGCTTGATCGTCCACTGATTAAGGCCCCGATTTGCCCAGTCGGCAAGCAAAAGATTGAGCGAGCGCTTGGCTGTTTTCAGATCGTATCCGGTTCTGACTTCCAAACCACAGCGCTCGAATGCCTCCTCTACATATTCGGCGACATCTAGCTCAAAATCCTTGTTGCCGGAGGTAGTCATGCCTTCTTACCACGAGGTTTTGCGGTTTTTGCAGACTTTTTGAAATCGGCTGCCGTAGGAGCACCTTTTGCTCCGGGTTTACGCATTTTTTCTCCGGAGCCTTCCGCAATACGTTTCCGTTTTGCGTTAATGTTTGCGTACAGACCCCGTGCCATTATGCGTTCCGCACCTTACAGCCGCTTCCGGCCTTGCCGCCACGGCTCATCTTGTGGACTTCGCCGCCACAACGCATGCAACGAGCCACTTCTTTCTTACCGGACGCTTTACCTTTCTTCATGGTTATCCCCAAATCTTGTGAATGAGTGGAGTGACAAGGATCAAAACTACTATTCCCCAAATCCTAATGTCCATGCCCGCTAGGGTCTTGTGCTGTTCGGCCAGCTTTTCTTCTAGGCGCGAATAACGGAGGTTACATTCAGCTTCATGTTTTTCCAGTCGGGACAAAACATCTTCCACACGCATGCTAACCTCACCACGCCTTGCAGGACCAGTATCTTGCGCTGAACTTGTCAGACGCCGTATCACACGAATGTCTCGCTCTGAAGTTTTTGCGCCTGTCCGGTTGGTCTTTTTTGATGGACATATTGGGGTCTCCGAAACGGACGAGCTTGATTTCGGAGCCTTTTTTGGCCAAGACCGCGCTTTTTTTGGCGCTGTTTGGAGTCCTTTTTGGCTTGTTGTACCCGGCAAAGGTTTCTCCCCGGTAAACTAATCGACCTGAAGGCGTTCTTTTTACGTCTTTCGTCGTAGCCATTATCGCTTACTTATAGAAGCTCGTGAGACTCGTGAGATTGTTGAACACGGCATAAATGCTCGTACCAAACCTGACGCCCTCGTCCGGTATGTTGAGCTGCCCCGTGCTGTTTGAATGAATATCGACCGTAAAAAGCGTGGGGCCTGCCGCGCCACCATCCTTAAACGCTACGGAACCGGTGCTTCCCGCCCCATGATAATGAATGGTGCATAGACGTGCTGGTCCAGAAGTAACGGCACCACTGGCCGTCAGATACGTCGCTTTGACATCTGATCCAGACATGACGGTTCCTATGTATAAAAGATAGTCATGGCCGTAATGTTTGTTGAAGTTGAGACAAAGATGTCTCTACCAAACAACACGCCTTCGTCTGGGATGTTCACCGAGTGGGAATCGGATTGCAAAAAATCTATGTCCACCGTAACCGCGCCCCCGTCCCCATCGGTTAAGGTGAGACGACCCGCACCGGCTCCCGTAAGAACCTGCAACTGGCGCAGTCGGGTGCGACCAACGTTGGCCGCTCCCGTCGTGGTAAGACGTTTTGCTTTTACGTCCGAGTTAGCCATTCAAACCTCTCCTTATGCGGCGGAGATGTTCGCGTTGGTGTCCACTCGCTTCCAGTTGGTGCCGTCAGAAAACGCCAAAATAGCGCTTCCCGCAGCGCCGTTTGAAACGTAAATGACCGCGCCTGCGCCCTCGGTCGCCGCCGAAGGAACACCTGCTACTGTATACGTGGGAACTTTGATCTCACCGACGAAACCGTTAGTAGAAATAACGGGGCCGGAAAAAGTGGTATTAGCCATTGGTCACCTCTTGCACAAGGTATTTGCTCTGCAGTCTGTGCAAAGTCAGGCGGGCTGGCGACCTGTCTGCAAAGCTAAATATGTAGCCCAGACCAAATAATAGCACGCACCCTGAAAAAAGAAAGAGGCCTCATAAGAGGCCCCTTTTGGAGATCCTAAAGAAGCTCTTTAGGAACTACCGATCAAGCACCCGGCGTGCCGAATACACAGCGCCAGTCCGAGACCCCGAAGCTATAACGCTCACGGGCCTTGAAGCGCATGTTACCGGTGTCAAAATCTCCTTCCATGCCGGTCTTGATCGGCGAACGGTTGAAGTATTTGAAACCATTCGGTGCGTCAGTCTTGATGAAGTACGCGTCCGTATCAGTGAGGAAGTGGTTTACCACAGCCCCTTGCGGAAGCATACCCATCGAACGCATGGCGTTCGTGTCGTTGTCTGCCGTGCCCGGACGCAGGTTCGAGTTAAGCACTCGCTCTGCGATGAACTGAAGCTCTTTCGGAATAATGAGCTTCATGCCGCGAACAGCAATCTTCAGACCACGCTCATCCGTCAGACCTGCGATGTCAATCAGCATCTGCTCCAGCGAGGTCTCGTTGAGATCCGCGGCGGTAGCCAGAAGGTTGGTCTGATTGCCAGTAAGGCTGGGATGCGCGTTCGAGCAAAGCGCGGCACCGTCGCCAATCGCATAGGCTCCCGTGCTGAACGCGTTGTTCAGAATGGAAGCTGCTTTGATTTGCTTGGTCTGCGCCATCGAACGAGCCAGCGCCTTCGTGTACCGAGAAGCCAGACGATCATAAAGATTGTCTTCGATAGCTTCTTCCGTGATAGAAAACGCCAGAGCGATGGTTTCGTGGGTGTAACGAGCGGTGTACGTCTCTTGAGCGTCGTCAAACGTGATGGCACCGCCTTCACTCTTGACCGGAGCTGTCGAGAAGCCCGCAAGCATTACTTCTTCTTCAAAGGCACGGTCCGAAGACTCCTCATCGAAGATTTCAGAATGCTCGTTCTCGTAACGGTTGTATTCAAGCCCGAACAAGGCATTTAGGCCGGGTTCAAGCTCCTTCGCTAGTTGCGCGCGAGAGATAGCCATGAGTTAACCCTCCTTAAATACCAGTGCTGGGCGCAGTGGTGTCAAACCGCCGCGATCCTGCGTTAAAGTGCGCGTTCAGGCGAACGATAAGCGGAATGCCCGCCGCCGTGAAGTCGTTGTTAGCAGCATCATCCATGATGCCAACAATGCGAAGCGGCAGAGTCGCCGTGGTAGCAACGGACGAAACACTCAACGCGGAGCTAGAAGCCCCCGTGTTGGTGCTGCCAGAACGTGCCGACGTGCCCAGCGATGCGTTTGCAAAAACGGTCGCCAGAGCCGTAGTACGGTTCGTCAGAGACGCATCAGAAGCAACTCGGAAGAGCTGGTTCGGATCATCTGCGACAAAGGCTTTTACGGGAAAGTTGGTGTTTACGCTGACAGAGCCGGAACCCGGCCAGTAGTTCAGCCACACCGTCTGCTTCCGTACGGAATCAACGTATTCTACGCCCATCAGGACACCCAGTGCTTGGGTGGTACCGCCCGCCGTATCACCAGCCTGATCAATGGTGCCCGCCGAAGTGGGAACCACAATGCTGTACTGGTAAATAGCGTTGGTATTGTTAGAAGCGATTTCGTACTGAGTTACCCCAGTCGTGTTTGCACCGCTACCAACGAGCCCGATAGGACGAAGACCATATGCAGTAGATGCGTTCGGCATAATAGTTCTCTCCTATTTAAGCAGCCCTAGTTGCGAGGACCGCCGAAGGTTACACGAGATTGACGATCAGCATTGCCAATCCTCATAGTTGAGTGTGCGTTCTCGCGCATCATGTCCGAATCAATTGCGTTCATCTGGTCTCTACTTCTTTGATTGAAGTATTGCGTGCGTTCAGCAACTGTTTCGTCAGGGATACGAGCGAGAAGCAAGCCGCCCACTCCAAACACACCTTCATATTTACCTGAATCAATAGTAGGCGCTTCAAAGTCGGGGTATTCGTCCTTACGGACCAGTTCCCAACCTTCACGCATCTTGGCGCTGACGTTCTTCCGATCATCAAATCCACGGGTTTCCGCACGGATCCAACGATGCTTAAAGCCGTCAGGGGCAGGCGGTGCATCCAGCATAGACGGGGGAGCCCAAGGCTTACGAATAGCCTGCTTCTCCCTAGTTTGGGTAGCGCGAGCAGTCCGATTGATGCTCGAACCACCGATTTGGTTTTCTTGTTCGCTCATCGATCAATCCCTCACGTATTTCGCATATTCTTCAAGCGGCACTCCCAATTTCTTCGCAATTGCGACTTGGCTCGGGGAGAGTCGAACCTTTTTCCCACTGCGCCCAGATACGTTCCTTGATGCCCCAACAACCGTCTGAGCGGGTCGTCTGTTGGAAGCGCTACCAGAATTGCCAAATTTATCGGCAATTCGACGGTCAAGTTCAGTATAGTATTCATCACTTTGCGGGTCAAATCCTTCCGATTCGACCATCTTTTTATGAATACCAAACGCGGCATATGTCATGGCTTCGTCCGAGCCAAACCACGTATTTCGCAACGCCCACTGCTCCGCTTTCGGATCAGGGCGACGCGGCTGCTGCGCAGGCATGGGCTGCTGCGCTTGATATTGCGCGGCGGCGGCCTGCTGCTGACGATACCTATCTTGTTGGAGCTTTGCCTGATTCGCTCGATCCTGCTGAATTGCAAGGTTGGTCAAAGCGCGCTGCGCTTCTACCGTGGCTTTGCTATCCCCAATCTCAATCGCACGAGCTAATGCAGACTCGACTTGCTGCATCTGAGTATTCACCCGTGTGGTGTACTCAGCCACATAGTTTGTGTCCAAATTGGACATGCGCTGCTTGAGGTCGTTTGCCTCAGTTTGAATAGCCTGCGCGTATCGCAGCGCTTCTTGCTCGCGCCGCTCCGCTTCGCGCATCTTCTTCGTCAGACGATCAATACGCTTCTGCGTCGCATCCCCGGCACGCTTAAAGTTGTCGTCGTCGTCAAACTCGACTACCGCTTTTTCTTCAGTAATCTCGACTTCGGCCCCTACTTCATCGTCAAAAGCCATTGATTCGTTATCTTCAGAACTGATCATGTCTGTCCTCACAAATGGTGAATGTCTTCAGGGTCCATGATGGTCGCCAGAATCTCGTCGTCATTGAGAATCCGAACTTCCCCGCCGTCTATCTGGAATCGAGATCCGGCGTAGCGGGCAAACATGACCCACTGCTTTTCCTTGCACCACGGGCCGGACGGAAACTTTTCAGTGTCCTTGTACGCTAGCGGGCCTACCTTGAGAACATAGCCAACCTGCGTGGAAATCTGGCTTTTTTCCTGAACCTCGTTCGGCAGAAAAATGCCGCCAGCGGTCTTTGCCCGGCCTTGATACGGAAGAATAAGAATCCGCCAACCCGTAGGCGCTGGCATCCTTTCAAGAAGACTTACCCCGATTTTGTCAGGATCAAGCCGCGGCTTTTCGACATACGCGTCCGCCAGATTCGGCTTGGTCTTTGTCAGTTCTTCAAGACCGCGTTGCGCGGCCTCAAGATCAATCTTTGCAGCTTCAGTCAATTGATCGCTCCTGTTTTTCTAGCAGGCTCTTGAGTTCCTGTTCCACGTGATTAAGGCACTCTAAGTTGCCCATAAGCTCACGATAATGCTCCATCGACTTCACGTTCCCATTCCGCATGTAGTCGACACAGCCTTGGCGACGGTCTCGCAAAATGCGAAACACGGCCTCAGCAATCCTTATTTCATCCACTAAATCCTCGCATATTATCGAACATCGTCCGATAGTATCCTAGCAGATCGTATACATCCGACGCTAGGGAAGAGGCTGCTTACTCGGCCAAGAGCAAGGCCTGTTGAAGTGTTTCGAGGTTTCGGCGAGTCCACCCACGACCGAACGTTGAAAACGTTTTCAAACTCTCGTAAAACGCTTGTCGCTGTTCGTACAGGTCTTCAACCAGAATCTTTGCTGGCTTTTTACTAACAAGCTGTGTTGTTTTTGGCCCGATCACGCCGTCTTGTGCCGCGCCGACCTCCTTTTGCAACGCCCGGGCTACCCGCGAAACGCCGGAGTTCACCGCCCAGTCAAAGCATGCCCAGTCCACGCCAGAAGGCAATTCATCCCCTCGGAGCTTGTCCCAATATTCCGTCTTATACAGCGGAGAAACGTCGGACACGCTTAACGAGCGCATCTCCTGTTCGCTAACGGGGCGCTGGATCCATGCTTCATAGACGGCCTTGGTAACCCCAAGGTTCGTCATCCCGCCGGGATCTCTGGGGTGTTTTACAAAACCCCCTTCGTGTTTAAGCAAAAACGCTAAACATTGGTCCCAGTTTTTTTTCATCGTTGATGTTATCCGCCATTGAATGGGGCTAATGACGCTAGCCCTTCCGGACGAAGAAACGGATTATCTTGGGGGGCTGCCGGTGGCGGTAAATTTCTGCGCAAGCCGAACACGGTTGCTACTTCTCCACCCCGCCCGGTGTTACCGGTAGTAGCAGTGGGGGTTAAATCTCCGACAACGTAATTACCGGGCACTGTGTTTGGCGCTCCCGCTACGGATCCCGTTCCGGTGCCTGTGCCCGTTCCGGTGCCTGTGCCCGTTCCGGTGCCTGTGCCCGTTCCGGTGCCTGTGCCCGTTCCGGTGCCTGTGCCCGTTCCGGTGCCTGTGCCCGTTCCGGTGCCTGTGCCCGTTCCGGTGCCCGTTCCGGTGCCTGTGCCCGTTCCCCTTTCGGCCCTTTCCTCCGCTCGTTCAGCAGCACCGTAGCCCGCTGTGCCTGTGGTGGACATAAACGTACTAAGGGCCGCTTGCTCCCTCGGCGTTAAGGAGCTGAGAGTTCCACCAAACGCATCGCTAATGAAACCTCCGGGGGCCATTCCGTATCCAAGAACACCCGCGGTCAAAGCGTCTGTCATGTCTCCGCCAGCAGCTAAAGTAAGGCCCGCTCTACCTACGCCTTGACCAAGCGCTGTTCCTAAAAAAGGCGTGGAGGATGAGGGTGTTCCCGCAAAAGCGCTAGCGTCCGCAAGATAAGCACTACCCCCAGCAATCGCTGCGGCTTTAAGGGCATCCCCCCAATCCGCCCCAGAAGCTCGTGTAGTAGCCCCAGAAGCGAGAGCGGCTCCCCAAGGACCACCAAAATACGAGCCCGCCGCCGTGAGGGCCGCGTTAACCACCGGATTAGACATTACCTGTTGGAACTCACTGGGATCATTTTCAGGGTTCCAGTACCCTCCAATTGAGGGACCGTATTTTTGAAGGTCGGCATACGGATTATCGGAATACTTCTTCCTTTTGGTGCCGTAGGAGAAGTGGGCTTCAAAGTCCCCGAAAGCTACCCTTTGCGGTAGGTTAAACTGTGATCGAATATTGTTTATCTCGTCAGTAAATTCCCGCTGGTCATATCTTTTATTTCTATAATCCAACCAAGCAAGTTCTGTTTGCTCGTCCGCGGACAGGTACTTTCTTAGATCTTCGTTGTCCGAGTAATACTCGTACCATGTTTTTATATCATTGGCTACCTGCGCCCCCTCTCCTGACGGTCGGAAAGGGAGATAAAGATTTCCGATCTGTTCTGGTCGGTTAGTCGCAACATAGCCCTGGGTTTGGTTTAGTTGAAGCATCTCGCTGTAACCAACGCGCGTTTTACCCGGAGTGGATAGCGGAGCTGCATAGGTAGTGCCATTAAAAATATCAGTGGCCCCCACCAAGTTGTTCTGTGGGTTTACTACGTAGGAAGCGGCGGCAGGCGAGGCAGAACCACTTCCAGTTGGGGTGGTGTAATCCGCCGTCATTGCGTAGTTAGGCGAAAGACTCTCGATACCTTGTAAAACAGCCCCCATGTCTACGGAAGTGCCATCAGGCAATACTGTGACTCCGCCATATGCCGCAGGATTTGGCACATTGTTCCCAACCAGACCGCGACCACTCGCCGTATTTTCCGATTGTCCACGTGCTGGTTGAGGTTGCTGCGCGGCAGCGGGTTGCGCAGCAGCGGGTTGCGCAGCAGCGGGTTGCGCAGCAGCGGGTTGCGCAGCAGCGGGTTGCGCAGCAGCGGGTTGCTGCGCGGCTGCGATCCGTTGTTTCTCCGTTTCTTCCGCTAACCGTTTGCGTTCCTGCTCCTGCTGAATTGCCAACAACTCCGCCGGAGTAGGCGGCGCTATGCTTTTCAGCGTAGAAAGATTAGGCAAATTTAGCGAAAAGTTTGGAATCATGGTTAGCAACCCATGTATTTCGTCCCCTTAAGCGCCGCTCCACCACCCCGACACGTCCTACGCGTCATCTTGTCGCCCGCCATAGGAGCTGACTTGAGACCGCCAATCTTGACGGCTTGCGGGGTGCTACGAGGAGCCGACCCATTTACCTTAACTTTTCCGCCTTTCATTGAGGGAACCCTCCGTTACGTTGCTTGATTAGCTCACGCTGCATCGCAGAATCAATCCGGGCCGCCGTCTGGCGCTCTTGCGAAGCCAACCGTTCTTCAAACTGCTTCGCCCGCATCTGCAAGTTCTGCTGATCCAATTGTACCTTGGACTGATCAATCTGATTATCCGCCTGATCCGATTGCGCTTTAAGCTGCAGTTCCTGCTCCTTGAGCTGAACCAACGGATCGGGACCACCCGCTCCACTAAGCTGACCAGAAAGATCCTTGACCTGCTGCATCCCTTCAGCCACAAGCTGCGCCGTAAGCTGTTCAATCTGCAGCATCTGCTCATCGTCCGCCGGACGACCACCGCTCTGTTGAACCTGCTGCAAATACTGCACCGCCGCTTGTTCGCGTGCCGCAATCTGAATGTGCTCCATGACGTGCTTCTGCAAAGCAATCGCCAACGGAGGCATCTGACCCACCATCTGACTCGCCCCAAAAACCAAATGCGCCATGATGTGCGCTTGATGGTTCTGCCCTTGAAAAGCCTTCAAAGGCAACATGTCCAACGCGTTGATGTTCTCCTGCGCCGGATCCAACGGCTCCGGAGTCTGCGCCGGAACCGCTTTCATCAACCGATCTACGTCCGTAACCCCCAACGCCTCGTACATGTCACGAAACACTTCGTGCAGGTTGTGAAGCTCCGGGGCCTGCGACGCAAGCTGCAACTTAGTCTGTGCCAGCATAATCCGCTGAGACTGACTAAAAATGTTCGGATTGCTGACCGGAATCACGTCCACCCGATCATCGAAATCCGCCGCCATGATCGTCTGATCACCGCCCGGAACCGAGTACGGATACTCCTGCGGCAAACTCTCCGCCATCACGCGCGCCAGAATCTTGAACTCTTGCCGCATCGCATAGTGCAGGCGCTTATGCACCGCACTCATGACCCGCGAGCCCTGTTCCATCATCGCAATCGTCGTGCCTACCGCCGCTTGCTGATTCCCGTCCCCTACCTTGAGGTCCGTAATCGTCGCAAACCGCTGACCCGCCTGTACCACAAAACCCAACAAATTAAACAACGTCTGATCCGGTCCCTTGAACGGCAACGGCATCAAACTGTCGCGAATCGCACCCCCGGGCGCATCCACGTCCCGGAACTCCCCGGGCTGCAAAGGATCATCGTCGTCCCTGATCCGTAGGCCGCGGGCCTTGAATCCCGCCGGAAGGTTCGACAACGTGCCCGCATCAATCAACTGCCGCAGCGCAGAAGTCGCGGTCCGCGACAACCCGCCAATCGTGTGAATCAGACCCAAACCGTAGAAGCCAAATCCCGGCAGGAATTTGTAATGCGTAAAGTATTGGATCTTCTTGCGAAGCTTGTCGTCTTCGCGATAGTTGCGACGAATCGACAATACCTGACCGTTGTCCTCGGACAACGTGACAATGTACGGAATCCGAATCCCCGTCGGCTCCCCGTCCTCGTCTAAATCCTCGTAACCTTCCAGATCCAAATCGACATGGCACTCCAGAATGGTGCAATCATAGTCAATCTGACTCGGCTCCAACCCGTCGATCTGGTTGATCTTCTCCTCGATCTCGGTCAAATCCTTCTGCGAAGGAAGTACCGGAACATCCAGATACACCCCAGCAAGCTGCCGCTTACGCAAATCGTTAACCGACATCCGAACAACCTGCGTGATGTTCGGACACGTCTCCAAATCCGAAGTCTCATAAGGAACCACAAGGTTCTCAGCAGGAACAAACCGCGATACCGCACGGCCCAACGTCTCGTCGTAATACGTCTTCTTGAACGTGGATCCCGCCAGCGGCAGATAAAACAACATCTGATCCATGTCCGGCGTGTACTCTTCCATCACGTTCGTGATGTAGTAGTTCATGAAACTCTGTACACGCTGCGATTGCGCGAGCTTCTCCCGCGTCTCACGGCCCATGACCACCGTACGAACCGGACCACTCGGCGGAAGCAGTTCGTTAAACGCCTGCGCCTGAAATTGCGTCGCCGCTTCAGCCAAAAGCGGATGCGTTACGCCTGACGCCCCACGGAATGGCTGCGTACGCTCTTCGTACGTGAACCCCAGCAGCTCCAAACCACTCGCGTACGCGTCTTCCCATTCCTGACGGCTCGACTTGTTCGCGTCAAACTCGGACATCAACTCGCTGGCAATCCGACCCAACTCGCGGTCCGGAATCTCTTCCGCCAAATTGGCGTAAAAATCCTCGTTCTCCCCGCGCTTGTCAGACGGCTCAAAATCAATCTCTACCCCACCGTCTTCCGTGGGCGTAATCTCAATTTCCCCAACCCCACGCGCGTCCACCATCGCCCGCACGTTGTTGCCGCCTTCCGGGAAATCAATCCCAAAGCCCGCGTCCCGCGAGCCGGGAAGCTCGACCTCCATTTCCGCCGCCAAATCGTCTTCGGAAAGTTGCGACGGAACGTTGCGCTCCATCAAACTGCCCTTGAACCCGTTACGAATCTCGGCCATCAAACTCTCCTAAATACGAAAAAGTCCTCAATACGTCGTATCAAAGAAGCCTTCTTCGTCTCGCGGGAAATATAAATCGGGCCCCGTGGGAGGTGACACAAAGTTCCGTGGGGCGCGGGGCTGGTCCTTGGCAGGCGTCATACGCTCTTCCTCCGTCCGCCCCAAAATCTGATCCAACTGCTCGAAAATCGCGGCGTCAACCATCTGGGTCAGCTCCTGAACGCTCGCGTCCATGCCAGCCTTCACAAAAATCTGCCGCCCCACCGCATTATTGCGCTTATCCATCGCCACGTCACGAGGCGTCTGCCTGCCGTAATAACTCGGCGCAAACCTATCCATGAACTCTTGGAAATTGCCCGCTTTCTCCGCAGTCTCCGGACCGTACTCCTTAGCCATGATCGCCGAACCCAATATGTGAGCCCGCGCATCCTCCAGCTCAGGAAACGTCGGCAAGTCTTTACGGTCCTCGGGCCGCGCAAAACGCTTCGATTCCGGGAAGCCCCAATCGGTAGGAATAACGTGATGAGCAACCCCGTCACGCTTCTCCATCACGGTAGGGTAATCGTACCGCTCGATCAACTGCTCCATAAAGGTCGGATCCGACCCGTATAGCTCCTTGATCTTTTCGTTAACGTACGGATCGTACATCCGCCCACTTTCGCGGATGTCCCTGACAGGACTTTCCCCGGCTAACTTGTCTAAAAACACGGACCCCAAGCCCTTCTCAATGTCCTCGCCCTCAGACGGCATCTCCTCCGGGAAATGCTCCTCGCCATCCGCCGGGACACTAACCACCGCCCCGCCGTCTTCGTAGTATTCAACCCCACCAGAACCGCCTGCGCCTAAATTGACCGCGGAGCGACGGTAAGGTATGATGTCTTTCCCGCTAAAAACGACGTAATGCTCTGCCATGTCTTTTCCAGTATGGTTGGCTGTGTACGACATGCCTCTAACCCCAATGCGTTGCAAAAGTTCATTTGCTTTCTGCATGGATGGGACGTTCGAGCCGCGTTGTAAAAGATCAACAACAGGCGTTGCGTTTTGCTTAACCAGCTTTTCGTAAAACTCTGCCCCGGTTAACCCTTCATTCCCTTCATACAGCCCGGCTTTTTTAAGGCTGTCAACAACTTTACTAGGCTGCTCTGATAAAGGAAAATCGCGGTTCAACAAGGTGTTACGGGGAGCGACCACCCTGAGCTTGTTCACCTTCCCCTTAGACTTCTCGGCATAATACTTCGCAGTGGGAGTATTACGTGTTGCATAAATACCAAGCCCGTTATCCACGGCATGAGGGCGGTCGTAGTTACCCTTAAAATTTTCGTAATTTCTTAGGCGAGCCCCGCCCCTAAGTACGTCAAAACCTTCTGGCGCACGGGCCGCGGGCGACTTAGGACGAAGTGCGGCAATCCCTGCACGGCTCCCGGGCCCCGCTCCCATAAGCGCCGCACCAAGCCCCATGACCTCTTCGGGAGGAACTTCGTTTCCTCGTGCCGCGTATCCCGGAACGAGAGACGCCCTCGCAAGATCATAAATGATCTGCGGAGCAACCCAGCCCTCTTCTTTGCTATACGGAAGAAGCGTAGGTCTATTCTGAATGGTCGGATCTAGCCCGTATATCTTTTGTACTGCTGCGTCTAAACCGTTAGCCATCAGGTTGAACCCCAAGCGACCGTCGTATTTTAATAATACACCCGCAGCTTAACCGAATTCTCTTTCTCTTCCCAGTCGTCTGTCGGCAATTGAACAAAGTTACCTTGACGATAACGCATCAGCGCCTGCGTCATACTGTCCACCAAATCGTCATACTCCCCGTTCGGAAACGCCGCTACCTCCTCAATCATCTCGTCCGCCCACGTCTCGTCGGGGGCCCAAACCATCCCCGCCTCAAATAACGGCGACACACTATGCACCCGCGATACCTTGTCGTTCCCACGACTCGGCGTAAAATTCACCACCGGAATCCCCATGTTCCTCAACTCATGTGTCAACGGCATCCCAGATGCCTTCGCCTCCACAATCACCGTGTCCGGGGCCCAAAATTTGTAATTGTCCAACGCAATCGACTTCAACTCCGGAAAATCCCATCGCCCCTTCTTACAATCCAACAAAATTAAATTAGGACCCGACCCACCCTCGTCCGGATAAAAAACACCCCACGTCGTAATCGCCGAATAGTCACTCGTCTCCCTCTTGGAAAACGCCGTGTCGTAACTCTGGATCACATACTCCAACTGCGGAACCTTCTCCCGCATCCAACGACGCCACCACTCCCGCTTGATAATCGCACTCTCTTCACCCGTCGGATTCTGCTGGTACTGCGCATTCCACTTCGATACCGGAATAGACGCGCGGACCGCGGTCAAATCCTCCAAGGACCAAAACTCCGGCCAACACGGCGTCCCATCCTCAAAAATAGCCGGTAACTCCACTACCTCCCACTGATCCGCCAAAGGATCCTTCGCCATCGCACGCAATAACTGACCCGTCATGTCCTTCTCAGACCAACGCGTCTGTACCAAAACAATCGATCCCCCCGGCTGCAAACGCTGACGAGGGCCCCCCGTGTACCACTCCCACGCATCCTCAAAGCCCGAATTCGACATCGCCGTCTGCTCAGAATGCGGATCGTCAATAACAACCAAATCACCACCACGGCCCGCAAGGTTCGATCCCACCCCCACCGCGTAATACATCCCTCCCTTGTTCGTGTCCCAACGACCCGACGCCTTACTGTCCGCCGCCAGCTTCACCTCCGGAAAAATCTCTCCAAACTCCTCACTCTCAATCAAATTCTTTGTCTTCCTGCCAAAATTGACAGCCAACTCCGTCGTGTGCGTCGCCTGAATGATCTTCATCCGCGGATTACGGCCCATCATCCACGCCGGAAACAAATACGACGCAAACTCACTCTTTGTGTGCCGCGGTGCCATGTTGATGATCAACCGCTTCAACTCACCATTTGCCACCCTTTCCAACTTATCAGCAATAATCTTGTGATGACGGCCCGCGATAAACTCCGGCCAAACCGTTTTTACGAACGTCAAAAAATTATTTCTGCACCGCTCATTTTTCTCCAACTGCGCTAATCGCAGCTCAAGCTTCAACTTTTTCTCTTCAAGCGCCAGAGCATCTACTGACTTCATCGGGGGCCCCTGCAAAGGTTCCAGAAGGATTGTTACACGGCATGTTCCACGTGGAACACGGCTCACGGTATATGCGATTTTAGCAGCATTTATAAGACAGTGAACGGCGGTCCGTTTTTCTATGTAAATGTTTGCGAAAAACATGGCCCTAGCCCCCGTGCACCCGCGCCGGGGGCGCGGCGCGCGGCGCGCGCGGCGCGATCCGAGGGCCCGCGATCTGACCCGATCGCCGGGGGACCCGGGCCGCCCGGCCCGGACCGGCGGCCTCGGACCGCGAGCCGTCGCGTCCGAACATCGTCCAGGCATCGCACCGGATCCCACGAATCCGCACCGGATCACACGGCCCTCGGACCACGGACCACGGCCACGGACCACGGTGGCGGCAGGCGGTAGGTTTAGCCGGTAGATCGAGCGCGGGGCGCGGGCAGGTTTAACTGCGCAAAAAAAAAGCGCGCCCGAGGGCGCGCTTGCGGAGGGATGACGGGCTAGACGTAGTCGAGGGTAACCACGATTTCCCCATCGCGGATCATGTCCCGGACGGACGCGCGGATCTGATCGTCGTCCGGCTCGGATCCAGACGCGTCCAGCCGGTCAACCTGCCGACGTAGAAGGCATATGGTCGTCTCCAGCGCGCGCATGGCCGCCGCTTGTTCCTCGGGCGCTGTTTCCAGCGCTTGGACCTGAGAATCGAGCATGCGAACCACGTCCTCGAGTTCCGCGCATGCGTCGACCTGCCCGCGTAGGGCTCGGATTTGCTCGTCCTGAGTAAGCACGACCGACTCCAAATCGGCGCATCGCGCCTCGACGTGTCGGAGCCGGGAATCGATCAAGCGGGAAAGCGCGTCGGTGACGTCGGATGCGAGAGAGTCGGGAGTGGTGAGGGAGAGAGGCTGGTCCATCTTATCGGTCCGTTGTTGCGCCGGGACGTCCCCGGCAGCGCTTACGCTATGCGATGGATCCCATACACGCAAGCGAAAAAAAAGCGCGCCGGAGGCGCGCTTGCGGGGCGGGCGGGCGGGATCAGTGCATAGCAATCTGAATCGAGCGCGAGGCAGTGCTGGCGGTCCCCATGCAAGATCGGCATTGAGCGCACGTCGTGACCGCGCCCCGTTCCTTGGACGCGGGGCAAACAGCCTCGACCCCCCGGACGTGTTCGAACGCCTTCGCGGTCGTGCGGAATGTGCGCCAGCCGCGAGAGTGAGCCAGCGTCATGTCGTCGACACTGTCAGCGCTCGCCATGACCAGCGCCGCCCATGACGCGCCGAGCTTGCGCCATTGATGGCTGTAGCCGGTCCAGCCAAGCGCTTTGCGGATCAGGCCGCGCCAGAGCGAGAGCGCAGTAGCGGCCGGGTCACCGTAGGATCCGATTCGCACCATGCGGCCCGCGCAGATATCTGCAGCCTCGTCGAGTGTGACTCGAGGATACCGGCCGCGCTTGTACGCCTCCCAGATCATCCGCGGCGCTTGCCAGACCAGCACATAACAGGACCGCTTCCCGGTGGCCGGGTTGCTGCGGTGTATGCAATCGCCACAAATACTCGCATCGGCCCCCGTGCGCACGGCCTCAACCGGCGGAATGTCGGAGCGCAGAATCCACGTCTGCAGCATGTCGCCGGTTTTTTCATTGGCCGTCGCCTCCGCAAGGCCGGTCACAATCACGACAATGGGCTGCCCGTCGAGGGCGCTCGGCCCCTCATAGATCACGATGCCGTTCGGTTTTCTTGCCATGTATGTAATGCTCCGTCGATCCGGGACGTCCCCGGCACGTGTAGAGTATGGGATGAATCGCATACCCGCAAGGGTAAAAAAAAGCGCGCCCGAGGCGCGCTTGAAGTGTGACAGGTCGGGCCTGTCAGGCCCACGCGGGGCCTGTCGGCATCTCGTCGATATCCCGGCGGATCGGCATTACCCACGCGCCGACCTTCCCATCGGCGTCGATCTGCGCATAGCCTACGCCGTTGCCGCCCGGGCGGATGAGAGTCGGAAAGGCGGTCTTTCCTTGGATCATCCGCGCGGCTGCGTCAACGCGGGCGTGGAATTTCGGATCAAAAAACGCAATCGCGTCGCTTGCCTTGTACTTGATGACGCGCCGCCAGTCGGGATAGCGCCCGTCGATCTCGGTCGCAGTGACGTTATCGAACCGCATCGCGTCGAGTTCGAGCATCACAGGCTTGCGCTTGTTTTTCGCGATAAGTTCGCACACTTCCCCCCCGATGATGTACTGACGCGCGGGGTGCGGCGTCGCGTCGATGCGCGCGACTGCGATAGCGTGACCATCAGTACCCACCAGAAAAACGCCTTCCGGGCCCGCGTCGACCATGACGCCGTTCAGGACGTAGCGGACGTCGCCTTTCGCTGCGAACGAATTGATCGCCGGGAAAACGCCGGGGTTGATCTGAATCTGCATGAT